GAATTTCGACGTAGCCAGCGGCGATACGGAGGAGCAATCTGCCGATGTCGTCTTCTACTCCGGTCGCGTGGCCCCGACTGTCTCGGCGACGGCTGGCGGCTACGGCACCGGGGCAGTGCTCTCCGCGTCGCTGGCGTCGGCCACCGGCTGGGACGGTCAGACCTACTGGTATCTCTCGGGCGTCTCGATCACGAACGGCGGCAGCGGCTATGCGGAGTTCGATCCGGTCAACGTCAACGTGACGGACGGCGAAGGCTACGGGGCGTATGCCGAGGTAACGTCCGTGGACGGAAGCGGGGCTATCACCGGCATCGCGGTCTACTGGGGCGGGGAATATTACAAATCCAACGGCATCATCCAGAGCGTCGAGTTTGGGTGGGGTGGCGGCGGCACCTACTACCGCGACGCGGGCGAGATTTCGAGCATCAGCGTAGAGGCGGCCGGGAAGTATTACCGCGAGGACGCGAGCGTGTCTCCATACGTCGCCACGGTCACGGTGGGCGTGTCGCAGACGGCACCGAGCAACGGCACTGGGGCAACGCTGACGGCCACCGTCGAAAGCAGCACCAGTAGCGCCAACTTCGGCAAGATCACGGGCGTGTCGATTGGCAGCGGCGGCAACAACTACTTGGCGTGGCAGTGGCGGAATACGAAGTGTTGCGGCTGGTACTGGAACGGAAAGCCGGTAGTTCTCAAGCGATTGAACTACGGCAGCGGCGACGCGTGCTACTACCAGCACCGCATGTGCGGGGGGTGGAATAATCACGGTGCGAAAGGCCTTGTGGCCCTTCAATACAACGGGCCGAACGCTCCTCCGACGCTAAGCCTGCTCACGGAGCTGTCGCCCGAGCTAAACCCGGCACAGCAGTGTAACACGTCGTTCGCTGCAAGCGGCAACGTCACCAACTGTAGCGATTGGTCTGGCGTCTCGTTCTCCGCGAGCGGCGGCGCTACGGCGACTGTCTCGGCTGGCGGCGAGTACGACACGCTCTACAAAGCAAACAACTCTTGCCACCCGTGCTGCCAAGGAGAGGAGGACGTACCACAGGAGATAGAGGCCCAATTGCAGTGGTCTTCTGGACAGGCGGAACTTCCACCAGACGGAACGTACGTCTTGAGTAGGTTTGGTGCTGGGTTGGGTTGGGCGTATGGTCAAAGCATTTCTGTGACACTTGGTCTATGCAGCGAAGACTGCGACCAGTGCATCAAAAAGTGCGAGACTCTTGTCTATCTCTACGATCTGGCTGACCAGAGGACTTGCGGAACGTCGAGCCAATGCGTGCGATGCACTGTAGATGCGCCGTCGTGCGCGCCGTCAGGGGAGTTCCACTTCGACAGACCTCTGGAAAGGCAGGTCACTATGAACCAGCTTGGAGGCGGGTCCATACCGCTTCATATCGGCTCTCCGCCTCAATCAATGTTTTTGGAATGGAAGCAGCAGCAGGCCGGAGTTGACCCGTGCCAAGCCGAGAATACGTACTGGTCTTGGGTGCGGGAGCATATTCCGTACGACGGCCCCTGCAACAGCTATAGAGACTTTGTTGCAGGCCGGTGCGGAGGCACGCCGAGCGGAATGTTTTTTTGGGGAGGGGAATACGTCTGGTTGAACTATTACAAGTTCTTCTCTGAGCATGAGTCCGCCCCGGCCGACTGGACTGACCCGAATACTCCTCTTGGAACAGAGGCAGATTATCAATTCTATCGCAATGGTGTGTTGCAACGTTGGACAGATCGCCCGTGGAAGGGCATAGCGACCATCACGATCAACCCATGACATCTCTCTGCGACTTCAACAACCCGGCGATGACCTGCCCGACCTGCGGCTACGTCGCGAAGCGTCTCCCGACGTACCGCGAGTGTCGCCCCGTGCCGGAGCAGGCCTGGCGGCCCATCCCGATCGGCGACCTCGTAGAACGGGGGCTCACGGCTATCGGCATTACGAAGGAGCGGGTCGAGAAGTTGACCCGCACGGAAGGCAAGCCCGGTGGGTGTGGCTGCGCCGGGCGGCAGAAGTGGTTGAACGAGGTCGGGAATAAGGTGCAGACGGACGCGCGGAACGCGCTGATCGCGGCGAAGCGGTTTTACGTTGGCGAGTGACGACCCCCTGTGGGAAACGATCACGCACTCATAGCATGAAGACATGCCAGACGAGTTGACGCAGATTCCGATCAATTTCCCGCTGCAATTTGTTCGCGGCGACGACGTTGTTTTTTCTCGCGTCTTTGCAAACGTCGACCTTACTGGCTTCACCGTCACGGCTGCTGTCTACAGCGGCTTCGGCTCGACCGCCACGAACACGCCTGTCGCTACGCCGACTGTCGCCGTGACGATTGCGACCACGGGCGGCGTTACGTCGAGCACCGTCCAGGTCAGCATGACCGAGACGCAGACGATGGCGATTTCACCAACCGGCATAAGTCGCTGGTATCTCCGTTGGGTGTCGGCCGGCGGCGTCACGACGACCGCCCTCGCTGGCAACGTCACGGCGCAGAACCCCTGACGCCCTGCCCGCCCGTTGACCCTCGCTCTACGCTGGCGATATGCCCCGCAGGAAGCGCCAACGCCGCACCGTCTACGTCGGCGACCAACGCTGGAAGATCGAGCGTTCGCAGCTTCGCGGCATCGACGGCGATTGCAACTACACGCTCCATCGCATCCGCATCGACGCCCGGCTCCGGGGCGTTGACCTACTGGATACGTTGATTCACGAGCTCATACACGCCCGCTGGCCCGACCTGTCTGAAGATGCCGTAGTCGAGTTTTCGGAGACGCTTTCGGGCGTGCTCGACGCCGAAGGATTCCGCCACCGTGACGACGAGGAGGACTGATGGCGAAGGGGAAGGCGAAGGCATTGAGCCTGCTCGACGACGTTCTCTCGCGGACGCGCAACCGCAGCCCTGGATTCGGGACGTGGTTTGAAAGGTTGCCAGTCGAGGCACAGGCGGAACTGGAAACGGTGCGGGCGTCGTTCGATCACTCCAAGCACCAAAAGGCTGCGTTCGCCCGCGCGATCATGGAGGCCGCACGCGAGCGCGGCTGGAAGACAAGCGGACTCCAGGGAATCATTCAGTGGTTAAACGGAAAACGCTAGCGGCAGACGTGGCGTCCAAGTTGCCGCCCCCGAAACCGTCCGCCGATGCCGAGCAGGTGACGCAGTCGCAAAGCGGCGACACGCTCGAAGCCCGCTCGACAAGCCGACGCATCAAGACGGTCGAGGATCTGCTCGCCCATATCGAAGCCGATATGACCCGCTTCGAAGTCGCCGCCAGCGAGGCGACGAAATGGGAGTGCGGCGACGGAGAAGGCGGGAGTATTGAACTTCACCGGGTCTTCGTGAGGCTCAAGCCACGGGGCGGGCCGACGACGCTGGAATGCGTGGCGTCCATGATCGACGCGGCGAAGAAGGAGATTCGGCGTATACCAAAAAAGGTATATCGCCAGCCGAAGCGGGACGGTCTCTGGCAGGTGCTAGTAATCAGCGACACCCACTACGGAGCTTACTCCTGGAGCAAGACCACGGGCGGCAGCGACTATGACCTCGACCTGGCCGAGCAACTCGTCGGCAAGGCCGGTGCGGAACTGGTTGAAGTGGGAGATTCCCACAAGCCCACTCGTCGCACGATCGCGTTTCTCGGCGACCTGTTCCACTACGACACGCCCAGCGGCACGACAACCGGCGGCACGCCGCTAGAGCGTGACGGCAGATTGCAGAAGATGATCAAGGTCGGATGCGACTCTCTGCTCCGCATCGTCGAGCGGTCGGCGGCCACGGCCCCCACCGACGTTGTGATCGTGAACGGCAACCACGACGAGGTGTTGACGTGGGCCTTTCAGCGGATCCTCGTGGAGCGGTTCCGTGGCTCAAAGGCGGTGACGATCAAGCCCGATTTCCTGTCGCGGCAATACCTCACGCACGGGCGCAACCTGCTCGGCTTCACTCACGGCCACAAGGCGAAGCGGAAGCTCCCGCAGATCATGGCCCTAGAGCAACGCGAGGCGTGGAGCCACAGTACCTATCGCGAGTGGCATACGGGCCACCTGCACCACCAGGCGGCCGAGCACAACAAGCCGCTCGACACACTCGACGGCGTGATCGTGCGAACGGCCCCGACGATCTGCCCGCCCGACGATTGGCATTCAGCCAACGGATTCATCGGCGCTAGGCAGGCGTGCGAGACGTTCATCTACGAGCCAGACGGCGGGCTCTCGTCGATGCACGTTGCGTCACCGAGGGCGAAGGCTTGACGCTCTCCGCAGATTATCTCCGAGAGGCAGAGTATCGCGCTCGCCGCTTCTCCGGCGCTTACACCGGCACGAGCGGCACGCTCGCCGCAGACGTTCTCAGACTCATCAAGGAAAGGGCAACCATGACCGCAGCGTTTGACCAACTCGAAGCCGAGAACCGAGCCCTTCGCGAAGCCGTCGCCGCTCGCATGGACGCGACGCCAGAGGACGATCCGAAGAAGCGTGGCTACTCCCCGATGGCTGCGTCGCTCGCCGGTTGCAAGCCTGCCCAGGAGGCCGCTGCCCGCTGCTTCGACACGACCGAGCAGGAGTCGCCGACCGAGATAGCTGACGCCGACGTGCCGTCGATCCCGGTGGACTGGATCCTCCAAGGGGAGCGGGAACTGAAGGGCGAGAAGGAACGCGAGCCGGTTGACATACGTCATACCGGAGACGGGCTGCTCGCGCCGCAGGATGACGAGACGCCAGCCGAGCGGTTGCTGCGAGACGCGATCGACGTAATCCGCGACCGTCGTCCGAAGTACGGCGGGCCGCTCCACCACTTCGCCCGCACGGTGGGCATGATCAACGCCGCATTCGCGGACGTGCTCAAGCGTCCGTTGACCCCCGCCGACTGGGCAGTCGTGATGACGCTCGACAAGGTCGCCAGGCACATGGGGCCGAGCAAAACGACCGACACGCCGATCGACCTGGCTGGCTACGCCGCCTGTCTGGCCGAGTGCGAAACGCTGCCATAGCCCCTACGGTCACGCCCGTTTTTCGACCAATCTGAACGGTCGGAGGCTGACGTGATCGCTGCGGCTCACTGGCGTCGAGGCGGACCTGACGGGCGCGAACCCATCGCGGCTGCCGGTGAGGTTGTGTCGCTCGCCCAGCACTACACGCCGCAGCAGCAGTATTGGGGCAAGGTGACAAGCTCGCGGCCCGCGCCGCTGACAGCCTCGCATGTGCAACTGGTCGCGTTCCGCCTCGGCTGCTCTCTCGATTCCGCCCGCCGGGCAATCCTCATGGGGCTCGTGAAATGATCTCCTCCGCTCCGCTGCAAGCCGCCTACGACCTCGTGTCGCTCGCCGAGAAGGTTCGGGCGTTCGTCGCCACCGCGAAGGTCAAAGCCGCTGGCGGGATCACGCTCGCGGAGTTTGGCGAGCTCGCCGTCGCCCTCATGCGGGTGGCGATTGAAGCGGCCGACGCGATCCCGGTCGACGGGGCCGAGCGAAAGCAGTTCGTGCTCAACGCTATCGCTCTCCTGTTCGACACCGTTGCAGACCGGGCGATCCCCGCGCTCGCGTGGCCCGTCTGGATCATCCTGAAACCGGCCGCCCGCCAACTGCTGCTATTGGTCGCCAGCGGTGCCATCGAATCGCTCTTGCCCCTTGTGAGGAAAGCCCACGACGCATGATCTACGTCCTCCTGTTGGGCGGCGCTGCCGCTCTCCTCGTTGGCCCGATGCTCGCCCGCCGGGCTGCCCCGTCGCTCGGCCCAGAGCCGGCACCACCGCCGCACCTCGCCCCGACCTACCAGTCGGCAATCGCTGACCTCGCCCACGTCCGCTTGCGTCTGCTCCAGACGGAGAGCCTGGCGGAAGCGGAGAAGAAGGCGATCGACACGCTGACGCTCGCCCTGGTCGCCGGGAGCGACAAGCCATGACAGACCGCGCCCGCTACACGCTCGCCTCGGCCCTGGTGCTCGGCTGCCTGCTTGCGTGGGCGTTGGAGAGCAGGCCCGCCCCGGCACCGGCCCCCGGCGGCGCTCTCGTCTTGCGTGGCAAGTTCATCGGCCCGACCGCTGCGGCCGACGCCGCGACGCTCGCAGCCTTTGCCGACGAGCTCGCCATTGAGATCGAGCACGACGCCGCCCAGGGCGAGCCGTTCTTCAAGACCGGCACGCAGTACGACGAGCTTCGCACGCGGGCGAGGATCCTGCGTTGCCGTGGCGAAAGCATCGGCGAGCGGCAGCCAAAGGTCAGGGATGCCATCGAGGCGTTTCTCGACGGGGCAGTCGGCAAGAGCGGTGGCCCGGTGAGCAAGTCGCAGCGTGAGGCGTGGGCGGCAGCGTATCGCGAGATCGGAAGGGCTGCCGGTGAAGCGACCCGCTGACGAGATTCGAGCCTGGCAGTTTGTCGGCGCGGCGGCGTTGCTATTCATCGCCGTCTACCTCGCCGTTTCGCAGCGGCACACGCCGTCAGGGTCGCAGTTTGGATACGCCCCAAACCCCGAGGGCGTAAAAGAGTTTCTGGCCGAGCTCGACCAGCCGCTCTTTCGTGACGCTGGGGCCGAGACGATCGCCAAGGCGAAGGGCGTCGACACGTTCCTCTATCGCTCTGCGTACAAGGCTCACGCATCCCGCTACGGCAAGCCTTGGGTTTGCGGCCGGCAGGGAATCGGCGACTGCGTTTCGTGGGCCTGGGGCGAGCACGCCGTCTGGATCGCTCAATGCGTCGACTGGGAGACGGGGCGGCTCGCCGATCCTCCGCTCCGCGTGAGTTCCGAAAGTTGTTACGGCGGCTCGCGCGTCGAGGCCCGCAATAAGCCCGAGGGCGGTGGCGGGTGGAGCGATGGCTCCTACGGCGGCGCGGCTGCCCGCTGGTTTCGCGACTGGGGCGTCATCTATCGCCAGCCCTACGACGGCGTCGACCTGACGGACTATTCCGCCGACCGGGCGAAGCAGTGGGGCAACTGGGGCAACGGCGGCCAGGGCGACAAGGGCAAGCTCGACGCGGTCGCAAAGAAGCATCCGACGAAACATGTCGCCCTCGTCCGCAACTTCGACGAGGCGGCTGCCGCTATCGAGGCGGGGTTCCCGGTCGCCGTCTGTTCGATGGTCGGCTTCGAGAATGTCAGAGGACCGGATGCGTTCGCCGCCGCGCGTGGGCAATGGGCTCATGCGATGTGCTTCCACTCGGTGCGCTACGCGAAGAACGGCTCGCCCCGCGACGGGCTGTTGTGTCAAAACTCATGGGGGCCGTCGTGGATCAGTGGCCCGAAGTGGCCCGCCGATATGCCCGAAGGGAGTTTCTGGGTCGATCGCCAGACGGTCGACCGGATGCTTGCCGGGCTCGATAGTTTCGCCGTGGGCTCTGTCGCCGGTTTCGGCTGGCGCGACCTCCATCACGGCAACTGGCTCATGCCCGCCGTCAACACGCTCACTCGCAAGCCCAACCCATTCCTCGATTACCAACTCGCCCCATGATCCAACTCACCAACAAGCAACTCGCCATTGTCTGCCTCGTCTGCATGTCTGCCGGATGGTGGCTCTCATCGTCGCCCTCATCGCCGGTCAACCCGACGCCCGCGAACGACCGCCCCGTGCTCCGGTGGATCGCCAAGGCGGCGAAGAATCTTCTCTGGATCGCCCTCATCGCGGAGCAGCCGCCGAAGGAATCCCGCCTCGTGCAGCACCAGGTCGGCGAGGACGGGCATCCCGTGATCGACCACGCCAGGAGTTTCTAGCCATGTGGGAATGGATCCTGGCGACGCTCGCCGCCCTGTCGGCTGACCCCGTGTCGGCAAGCCTCGAACACCCGAGGGCTGCCGCTGCGGTCGCCGCTGCACGGGCCAGCATGGTCGCCGGGGATGCCGCCCCCACGCCGACGCCCGCCGAGTGCGTCTGCGGCCGGACGTGCGTTAACGGCGTCTGGAAGCCGGACGGGCGAGTGGAGCAGCGATGCACCTGCACCTGTGAGCGGTGCAAGAAAAAGCCCGGCTGCCCAGACGGAAAGTGCCGCGTGCCGGGAGCGTCGCCCGCGTCTGGTTCACCGGCCATGCCTTGATGCTGGAGGTGCGGTGGGCGACGCTCTCGATACGCTGACGCTTCGTGAATTGTGCGACGCCGTGCGCGAGCAAATCGGGCCACGCGCCGCCGAGCTTGAGCACACCTGCGACGTGATCGTTACGGAAATCTGCCGCTGCTGGCCGGAGCGGACGATGGCGGAGATCGCTGGCAAACTCTCCTGTGCGAGAGCCGCCGACGACGTGCTCGACGCGATCGCCGTCACGACCGCGAAGGTGCGGGAGAACATTGAGGCCCGCTGGGGATGCAAGCCCTCGCACAAGGCGGCCCTCGACCTCGTGCTCCGAGCCTGCGTCGTTGAGTTTGCAAACCTCTGGTTCAGTTGCCCCGAAGCCCGCATCGGCATCCGAGCCGTCATCGCCATCGTGCGTCACAATCCCCGCGCCGCTTGACGACTAAGCGAAAATCGCCCGCCATCATGTCTGACGTTCAGCGGACATTTTTCGGGCAGGACAAACCCAAGGCCGCCCCATGCCCAAACGCAAAGCCAAGAAAAAAACCGCCCGCCGAAAAGGAGACGATCCGAAGATCGGTCCCGGTGAAGGTCCGCGACTGGCTGACCCGGCTGACGCGCATCCACGCACACGCGAGATATACCGTCCGGCTCTTCGCTCATCCTGAGACGGCAGGCGGGCAGTCCCTAGAGGGCGAGACCTACGCGGCCCGCGCCGCCCGCTGCGATCAGACGCTCATCCACGACGCCTCCATGCTGATTCGAGACGAGGCGGACGCTATCGTCGCCGAGGTTCAGGCGGCAATGGACGCAGCCCCGAAGACGGCCGCGCTCCCCGGCACCAAGGCGAAGGTCGCCGAGATGGAAGCCAGGGCGAGGCGCGGGCAAAGTATCTTCGTTGACCAGGATGCTAAACACGCCTGACGGCGCGTCGCGAGGCGGTCGGTTTCGTCCTTTCCCGGCCGCCTCGCCGCCGTCATTCACCTTGACGATTCTGGTCAAGGTCTAGCTTCGGCAACGCGCTCAGGCTGATCTCCTCCTCTGGGCAGATCGTCGGGTCGACGTAGATCTTCTGGAGGTTCGGGTCTGCGTGATCGAGCAGGTGCGTTGCGGCTGCCCGTCCGCCGGCTAGGGCTGCATAAGACGCCGCCGTCCGCCGGAAGCCGTGGAAGCCTCTGTATTTCACGCCTGCGAGGCGACAGAGCAGACGCAGGCTCGCCCATTGGCTGCGGCTCTTGCGGTCCCAGGCCCACACCAGAGCGTCAGGCGGGCCTTTCTCACGCCGCAGCATCTCGGCAAGGTCTTCCGTGATCTCACGCTCGATGTCGCGCGTGCTGCCTTTGCGAGTCTCCCCAAGGAATACGACGCGCCGCCGCTCCAGATCGACCTGCCCCCAGCGGAGCGATGTCAGGGCGGTGAACCGCTCGCCCGTGCAGTACGCGGTGTATATCAGCGTCGGCCACCACCAGGCGGCACGCTTTCCGCCGACCGATCCTTGCCGACGCTTCGCCCGCACGATGAGTTTCGCCACGTCCTCCGCCGTGTAGGCCCGCCCTGTAGGCAGCCTCGCCGGAACGCGGATCTTCGGGAGCTCGGGGAAGTCAGCCGCCCAACGCTTGCGGGCGGCGAGGTTCCACGCCGCCTGTAGCATCACCTTGTCCTTCTGGACACTCGCGGCCGATGGCACCCGCCCCTTGTAGCCAGGCGTCGTGGCCCGCCAGCGCAGGTATCTCGCGATCACGAGGTCGTCGAGGTCCGCAAGCGTCGGCTCGTGGCCGAGGAAGTTCGTCAGCCTGTCGCCTAATTGGTTGTACAGCGACGCCGTGTTGCCCTTGAGATTCCGAAGCGTGACGTACCGCTCGAACAGTTCCTTCAAAGTCATCGTTTCCATGTTGTTTCTCCCGGTGTGATGGCTGTTATACCCACTACTGTACAACAGTCCAACTCCCCTCGCCTCCACTAGACATTTGCCCGACACCCCAACTTTAGGGCCGGGCTGGCGTCCAAGGCAAGCGCCTTGGTCAAACTTGATTTGCACGATCCCGACGATACGATGAGGGCATGATTGCGATGGCGAACCCGTTTGCGGGCTACATAACCGTGCGGCAGGTGATGAAGGAAATCGGCGCTCGCGCCCCGAGCACCGTCACCCGCCTTGTCTACGACGAGGACAAGCCTCGCCCCGTGGGAAAGCGGCTGGCCGGAACGCTGATTCCAGGCCACGGCTGGATGATCCAGCGAAAGAGCGTGGCCAAGTTCCTCGAAGAAGAGGCGGCCCGCCCGGCTGGCGTTGGATTTCCTCGCGGGCGTGACCGAAGTGGGCAGGACGAATCCGAAGCAGAGCAGGCCAGCAAGCCAGCCAAGCGGGCCGCAAAGTCCTCCCGACCCGCCAAGAAGGCCAAGGGCGGCTAAAGAATTTTCAGAAAATCTCGTTTTCCCCGGCATTTCCCCCTATTGCATATGCAACGATCTGTCGATATGATTGGGACATGCGAGCGATTGAGACTCGCGGCCGAGAACTGGGAGACGAAACGATGAATGCCGCAATCAAGACCGCCGCCCTGATTCGCCAATACAACCCGGCCCTGGCTACCTGCTGGATTAGCCAGCCGTATCGCCGCCTGGATTTGGCCCGCGCGTTTGCCGCTGGCTTCACCGCCGACCAGTACGGCGAGCTTCCCGCCGTCTGCTGGACCGTGATTCAGTCGGCCCTCGCAGACCGCGAGACACGTCGCTCGATGGTTGGCAGGTAGACGCAACGCACAAGGTGGGGCCACCCGGCCTGCCGACAGCCGCGAAACGGGTGGCAACCGCACAACGTCAAGGAGGACACATGATCCACGACACACTCCGAGCCCTGCTGATCGTCGCCGTGCTCGCCGCCGGCTGCTCGCTGCTCGTCGAGACGCGACACCGGCTCGCGGTCATTGAGCTCTCGACGCGGCTCGCCATGCAGCCCTACGCCGTGCAGGCATCGACGCCAATGCCGCAGCAAGAGCAGGGTCGCCTGCGGCAGTTCGGCCAATCGGCAATAAACCTCGCCGACGCGACGCTCGGAATTTTTCGATAACTCTGGCTTTGGTCCACTCCTCTTTTACGCAAGGTGATACATGGGCAATTCGCAAGACAATGAACTTCGTCGCCTGCAATACGGATACTGGACGCTCTGGTGCCGCAAGTTTGGCTACCGCAGCTACCGCAACGTGTATGCCGTCTTCATGGCTAGAGACGGCGAGGCCTTCCACCAGGAAGTCCATCGCGTCCACGGCGCTCTCGGGAATGGCGAACACTTCGCCGGATTTCTCGTTCGGTCACAAGTCCGCAAACATGCGTACGCCGCCCTGTCCGACGCCTTTTGCTCCGGCCTGAAGTCCAAGGAGCGGAGGGGAGGGAACTGGGTTGTCGTAGAGGCGGATTCGCCAGAGTCGGCGCTCGCGCACGATGACGTTGCCGAGGTCAAGGACGAGATGATGAAGACCGGCCCGACGCATTCATTCTGCGGCGTTTACTTCATCAGCAACTCTCGCGGTGCGATCAAGATCGGCAGCACCGCATCAAGCGTCACGCAGCGACTTAGCACGCTCCAGGCTGGCTCTGCCTACCCGCTTACGCTTGTGGCTGTCATTCACACGACATCGCACAAGAAGGTTGAAGCTGAACTGCACGAGAAGTGGAAGCGGAGGCGGCTTCAAAGCGAGTGGTTTGAGTTGACAGACGAAGAGGCCGTGCAGATTGCCAAAGACCACGGCGGCATGGCGATGATTCGTCGGCTCAACAGGTCGAGCCTGATGCCGAAGTGCCGCGCTTGACATATGCAACGATCGCCGTATACATATGCACGGATCAACCGAAACTACTTCGCTCGCATCCCTGAACAAACTTTTCACTCCCCAACAACTTGATATCTGGACGCTTGACGACTACCGGAACGCCCGTACATTACCGCACCGAACACCATCAAAACGAGTAGTGAGCCCCCGCAAATAGTTTTCCGCACGATCCAAAACACCAATATTTCCCGTGCTTTACGGCATAGGACTTGGGGGGGGGGGGGGGGGGGGGGGGGGGCGGGGGGGGGGGGGGGGGGGGGGGGGGGGGGGGGGGGGGGGGGGGGGGCGGGGGGC